TCCAGAAACTTGGCAACAATATCCCTCATCACCTCACAAGTCTTACGGCCTTCACCATACTTTATGATTCTTTCGTAAATTTCTGTTGTAACCTTAAAGGTTAGTTGCTCGTTCAATAAAGGTTTCATGCCATTTTTTTGCAAATATCGGAATCACTTTAATTGGTGCAAGTTTTTATTTTAATTTTGATTTATAGTTGATTCTATATTTGCACCTATGGAAATGAAGTATTTTACTCTGGCTGAATTTGACTCTCCAGACCTACCAGGTTCTGGGAAGAATATGAAAGCTGAATTCCTCCAGAGACTGGATAATGCCAGAGCATTGGCCGGTGTTCCATTTAAGATTAACTCAGGATATAGAACTAAAGCTGCAAACGCAAAAGCAGATGGGAAATCTGATTCTGCTCACCTTACTGGATGGGCAGCAGATATTGATTTGCCAAACTCAGGTGGAAGTCGTTTAAGATTCCAGGTACTATCAGGTCTTATCAAAGCAGGATTCACCAGTATAGGAATAGCCAATGGGTTTATTCATTGTGACTGCGATCCAACGAAAGATAAAGAAGTAGTATGGCTTTACTAAAGCAGCCCTTGTTGAAGGAAAACCTTATCAATTTTATTGCAGATGTCCCGGCTTATGCCTTCGTGGCTTATGCCAACTTTGTGCAGATTATACCAACAGACTATCCTTCATGGGAACAGTTCATGCTCAGGCATGGTTGGTTGATGTTGTTATCAATCAGACTTATGGTAGCCATCTATGACTTTGTTCTTAGAATTCAAGGCAACTTCTGGAAGGTTGATTTGGATGGTAAGACCAAGAAGAAGTCTTTATGGAGAATGATTAAAGATGAAGTAGCATTATGGATAAAATAGATATCAAGTCAGTTGTGATTTTTGCTTTGGCAATTGCCCATGGTGTTTTGGCCTACACTCTTTTTACTTTCAAGGAAAAGTGCAAAGAAGACATTGTAAGGATTGAAGCCATTAACATATCTCTGCTGCAAGAAAACAATCAATTGTCTGGTCAGGTTGATTCTTTGCAGAATACCACGAAAATATTAGCAAAATCCTTTTTGTATATTGATTCATGCAACAGCAACAGAGTCAGCAAAACGGAGAGAGCAGAGCGCAGAGGCCGATTTCTGGGAGGAATCCTAAAAGGACTTATGCCGGGCCTATAAGACCAAGTATGTTTTCCAGAAGGATGCAAGTCTATGCTTACACGGCTACAACCGTGATACTCATTGGACTTCTGTTCGGTGTAGGATATCTTTATAAAACAAACCAAGTTGAGACCACCGATTCAATTTTGATGTTTATCCTTGCTCAGATCCTTGGCTCCTGGGTTGCACTCACAAATAAAATATTTAGGATAACCACTATTGGAAGTGAGAAGAACGCAGACTAAGTTTGTAACACTTTTTTTGTAAATATATTTCTTGGTTTTTTGTGCCCCAGTTACTTGCTCTTAGGACTGGGGTTTTTTATTTTATATTTGAGCCAAAATATCTGCCATGAATTGCTTGCAAGATTATATCGGTCTTTTAGGATGTACTTCCACAACTCCATTAAGTGGCCTCTACATCAATGATTATCCTGGGATGAATACTGAACTACTGGAGAAGATATCTACTCCAGAGCAGTCTTCCTACGCAGGATTTTGGCAGTCCTGCCAGAATGTTGCTTACCAAAGAATCAAGAGGGACATCCAGACTGCTCTGTTCAAGTCTGCTCAGGCTCAACTTGACCAAGTATTATTCCAGACAAGCAATCAATTTGTGAACCAGTGGAGTACCATTACTCCTCTGCCTGCATCTGCTCAATATCGTGGAACCTTTGTATCCATCAGTGGATCGAAGTACCTCGGTATCCGAATTAAGACCTTGATGGTTTATAATTCTGGACCATCTGCCGTTATAGATGTGCCTTGGAAGATCATACAGACTCAGGATGGGACAGAACTTGATAGTGGTCTTTTCACTATGGAAAAAGGCATGAACTATGTCCCAATCAATCAGGTTTTCTATTCCGACTTTGATAAAGTAAACATTGTGGCTCTGGTGGATTGCACTGACCTGGATACCACATCAGGGTTCTTTGTGGACTATGGTTGGAACCAGATGGACATTGATTGTGCCAGTAGGTTCTCATTGATTATGAGAAATGGTTGGTCTATCTTCCCGATTACTGCTCCGATTAATTATTCACTTGGAACGGACTGGAACAACTCTTTCACTCAGTCTGGTGTCTACATGGATGCACAACTTTTGTGCAGCTTGGATAGCTTTATCTGTGGCCAAAAGGAATTCCTTCAGGATGCCTGGGCGAATATCCTTTGCTACTATATCCTCTGGAATAAGATGTCCTCCCAGAGGTCGAACTACTTTGCTCAAGGCAATCGGGAGTTTACCGAAAGGACCATGGCAACCTTCTATTCAGACTATACTGACACCTTGAATATCTGGGCCAGACAGTTGAATCTAAGAGGGGAAGGTCTTTGCTTTGATTGTGAGCAAGCAGGACTGATTCAGCAAGGATATCAAAGACCTTAATCCTTCGGGATTTTCTTTAGCCTGCTCCTTTCCATGAAGTAGCATTTACTTCCATGTCCGGATAGGTCTTTTAAATTCTCTTCTTTACGAAGATCAATCGAAGATATCCAACCAATAAACTCAACTGAGTTCTGGTTTACTAAAGCCAGAATATAGATGTCCACATCAAAGTTTGCCTTCGGAGTACAGACCAAATTCCCATTCTGGTTCTTAGTGGCCTTGATGTCTATGCGGAGTCCTTTGCATAAGACATCATAAGTCCCACTCCGGTTTTCTGTGGAGCAATCCATGAACACATTTTTCCATTTACAGAAGGCATACTCAGCCATTACTCCAGTAATGTTTATGTCGGCTCCATCCTCTGCGGACCTTTTTCTGTCTATGGTTTTAGCACTTATGTTGGCATGATGGCGAAGCAAGCCAAGAAGCTTCACCAGTATCATCTCATGCTCACTAAGAGTAACTATCATCTCTGAGACATTTTGTGTTTCCTCACAAACTCAAAGACCAAAGACCGCAGGACTACACTTATCTTCCGGTCTCCGATGGCCTTCATAAGTTCTTCCTTCTCCACATCATTCAGGTAGATGGCAACCTTATTCAGCTTCTTCTCATCGGCCACTTTATAGTTATCTTTTGGCATTGTTTCTAAGTTCTAAGTAGTGAAGAATTGATTCGTGGAAATCAGCCTTAGCCTTGTTTTCCTTTTGAATCTCTCTGGTTTTGGAAAACTGTTCCTTGTATCTGTGTCTTGCTATGAGCCTTTCCAAGGCATCAATAACCTCCTTATACCTCAGTGGATTTTCCATGCTCTTCGTGGTATTTATCAAACACATCCATTATCGAATTCTTGTCGGCAGTTTTTAAGAAATCAATCACCATTTTTCTCTTGGCCATGATGATTGCTCTCTTATGGAGAGGGTTCTCTGCCCACATTGAAAAGTTGATTTTTGTCTTGTCTTCCAGACCATCGTAGTAGTTCTGAAATTCCCGGCACTGTAACCTCTTTGGCTTGTCATACATGAAGTCCATTGGCACATTGTTGACCAATTTAAAAACTTCAGCATGATAGGCCATTGTCTTCACCTCATCAGAGGGCCGTAACACACCCAAGGTGATGAGTTTGTCGTAATATGGCTCTACCATATGGTCGGACTCTCTTGGGTCGCTTAGAAAGCGAAAAAAGGACTTACGGATCATTGCCGTTTTCATGTCTTCTGTAATCATAAATTCTTGGTATTCGGGAGGGGAGGGTGGTGGGGATTTCATTTTGTCCTGATGGTTCATGCGGAAATCCTTGTACCAGTTGTAAATGTTGGAGGCCGACATAGTGTGAAGTTGGTTCTCCAGTCTTATCTGGCCAAAGGCTCCCATCTTGATGGCTTCGCAGATATCTTCGATGTGGGCCTGGGGCCATTGCTCTTTTATCCGGTCAATGGATTCTATGGCATTCCGTTTTGCACTCTGGGCCTCTACGGATATTCCCATCACGATGGCACTTCGGTTTATCTCTTCGAAGATTCGCAGGACCACGGCTTGTCTGTTGTTGGCAAGTTCTACACCAAGCCTTCCCGGAAGATTATTGGTGTAAGGGACAAGGTTCATTACTTTCATTGTCATTTTAGTTCTGTGTCGTTTATTATTGATTCAATGCCCCGAAGATACTCTGATTGTCTGGAGTCCCAGGAACCCTTCTTCTGGGGCGAAAAAGGGAAACTTTCTTTTGCGGAACTTTCTTTGAAGGGATTAATTGTTTTTTGTAGGGTTTCATTCCAAGTTCTGATTGCTGACTGCCAACTTTTCATTGGGTTCTTGCCAACCTTCCATCCGTTGGATTCGTAGAAGTTCCAGAATTTTTCAGCAAACTGGTAAACCAGTTCTTTGCTCGCTTGTGGTTCCTTGAGTTGAACATAAAGGCTGATTTCCTGAAGTGAAGGTTTTAAAAATTTTTTATTTGGGACTTCCGCAGGAAGGACCATTAAACCTTTTTCATTTTTATCCTTATCCTTATCCTCATTTCCATCCTCATCTACATCTACATCTACATCTACATATACATTAGCTTCGACCTTGCTTCGTGTTTGCTTAGTCTTTGCTTCTGTTTTGCTTTTAGGTTGCTTGGTCTTTGCCTTACATCCGCTTTCCCATTTCTTCCTATTAGCCTGAAGATTAGGCTTAATAAGTATCCAAATAGTTTTTGATAATCCAGAGATTTCTGGCTCAGATCCATCGAATCCAAACTCACAAATTGCCCTTAAAACCTCTACTTGATTCCGTTCTGGGAGTTCTTTTATCGCCTCATAAAAACTGCGATAAAAAATCATTGAGTCTCTTGTTTTCATAAAAGAAAAAACCACATCCGGCTTTCCATGGTGAGACCAGGGGAAACATACCCTGCCATGTACTTACCGAATGTGGTCTTAAAATTTTTCATTTGTTTCTATTTTACCGGGGTCTCAATCCGTGCCTGATGGCTCTGCAAATCTAACTATTTGTTTGGATCAAAGTTGTTGATGTGATTAAAAAACTTTTCCACCTCAACCTCTTCCATATCGAATATCTGCCATACCAAATCGGTGATGGAAGAATTGATATCATCCTCAGCCTTGGCCATATCCTCGCCAAGTTCTTTGTGCAGGAATTTCTCAAATTCAGAAGCATGGAACAACAACCTATTGAAATGCATTTTCACATCATTGCGGAGAACCTTGTCTGAGTGTTTAATAACTATACCAGTCTCCAGAACTCCCCGAACAAAGCAAGTAAACTTGCTGAAGTCATTCCTCATTTTATTGCTGACATACATATTAAAGCAAATAAGGCAATACCAAAAAAAGAAAGGGCAATGGCAACTGTTTTCCAAAATGTAATTTTATGCTCCATTTCTGCTACCTCTTCCTTTATGCACTCAAAAGCAGTTTCAACATTGGAAATAATTTCAATGTTCTTCAGTGAGGCATGAAGCTTCTCATCAAGATCCTTGATAACCTTGGTATGCATGACTTTCTGCAAATCCCTTTCCTGCTTAAAGTAATCACGGCTCTTTCTAAGATTCTCTGCCTTAGCCCTTATCCTTGCGCCATCCTCATGCCAATTCCAAAATATTATTGGAATCCATACTGATACATTCTTGTCATCCTGAATCTTGACATACTTAGTCTCTGGATTGTAGTCTGTAATGCTCCACACTCCAAGTGTGGTTTGCTCTACTGGTAAATAATTTTCCATTGGTTTTTTTTCAGCAAATGAAATAAGCCATTCTCATTTGTGCAAATTTTCTTTTATTTATCCAGAGAGACATACCAATCAATCAGGGCAATGCAATGGTCCAAAGACCATGAAACCACCACCAACCAACCTTCCTTTTCAAGTTTATTCATAAACTCCACCTGGTTGTCGGATGGCTTATTATATCCAACCTTCAATTCAATAATCAATCCTGAAAAACCGCCTTTCCTTGTGAATATGAGGCAATCAGGTACTCCAGACTTTGTTCCCATAGCCTTCAACTTTGTGGCCTCAATTATGTTTCTGGTTCCTCCATTGGGTGGGTGACACCATAGAAGTCCCTTTGCATCCAGATATTTTGCTACTGATTTTTGAAAGTTATCTTCCGAGCCTTTGTACTTTGGATATGGGCCTTCTGGCATAAAAATTTGCATTATTGGAAATCGAATCTAATTTTGCACAAATTAAAAAATAAATGAAAAATGTAAAGTTAAAGATGTTGTGGTTCGCAGATAAGTACGGTCTTCCACTGTACAAACTGCACCGCCATCTTAAATCATTTGATACTGTTGAAGTTCAGGGTTACAAGAAACCTTGGATTATTGACAATGAAAGAAATCAAATGATTGCCCAGAAACTAATCCTAAGCAAGACCACAAAGCCAAAGCTTCCAAGGCTTACACTTGAACAATTCTGCAAGAAATATGATATCCAACCGGCCCAACTAAAGGCCAGATGGACCTGCATAATCAAAGAAGAATTGAATGGAGAAATCATGATTGCTGAGACCAGAAACAATCTTAGGCATCTTGGAATCCTCTTAAAATCAGTATCTTAAAAAATATTGTAAATTTTATTTGCATATATTGAAACAACAAGTCTTATATTTGCATCACAAAAAATCAAGTAAAAAATGGCTATCACAGCAACAACAAAGGCACAATCAGAGAGGACTCTGGCTCCTGCCGGTACATTCGTAGCAAGATGCTACAAGATGATTCACATCGGAACCATCCAAGATGAATACAATGGCGAAAGTCGTTGGGTCAACAAGGTTCTGATTGAGTGGGAACTTCCCACAGAGACCAAGGTATTCACGCAGGAGAAGGGTGAGCAGCCTATCTCTGTTAGCAAGGAGTTTGCCTTATCCATGCACCCAAAGTCAACCCTGAGAGCCTTCTTGACCTCTTGGAG